CTTAGCATCATAAAGTATATACTTTTCGTTTTGAGGTAAATTTACCACAAAATAGAACTTTTACAGGATGTCCTTAATTTTCTCTTTGACAAACGAAATAAGCTGGTTCTCCTGATAGGCTTACTTTCATTATAAATCCGCTCTCCCTAAGTATGTTAGTGTAAATTGACAGTGGGTCGCCTAAAGTGCAAGGCCATGCTTTGAAGAACTGGCGTAATTTAGCATCTGTATAGACTTCGTCGCAAGTGCTTTCGTCTTTAGCTGGTTTGTAGTGTTGAATGAAAGCATTAATTTTGTCTTGGATAATGTAATCTTCAAGTGAAACACCGCTACTTTTCTCTTCTTCGTTATTGTCTTTTTTCATATTATTGAATGTTTTGTTTAATTAATTAAAGCAAAGGTATAATTTTTAATCAATATGTTTTGTGAATTTAATGTTTTTATTTAACTTTGTCGACAAAATAATAAGATAATGAAGTATTACTACAAACTACCAGTGCTTTCTGAAACTGGAAAGCGACTTCGCAAGTTTAATTCGCAGGCTATTCTTTCTCTTCGTCGAGCAGATGCTTATGCAAAGCGAATGGGGGCTGTGGCTTACCATTCTTCTAACGATGCGTTTGCTGGTGGTGTAGCTTTTCTTATCTTTGAGAAGGAACCTAACCCTGCGGTGTTCCGTGTCGCAACTAAGATTGATGACGAGCTATGCTATGAGCCTAATGTAAAATTGGACTCTGGTGTAGTTGTTGTCAAAAAGAACGAGTTGCCAAAAGATGACCCAGATTGTTTGTATGACTGTTCTAAATTGCTGTCTTGGGCAGATGTCCGTGATAGATATTCTTTGGCTACTTGGGCAAAGACAGCTAACATCACTGATGCTGATAAGATGACGGAGGATGCGCTTCGAGAAGAAATAACAAAGCGAATGAAGGATCGCAATTTTATTTCTTATCTTCGCATCTCAGATATGCCTGCGCCTGATTTAGTTCAATCTCATCAACTACGAAAGGGTAGTCGGGTGCATCTTCGTGCGGTTCGTCCTTCCGTAAAGGTCGCCTCTCGTGCGGTTACTGCTGAGCGTCAGCGCATGGCTCTGCCTATTATGAGTATTTCTTCCCTGCTTGACATCCTGACAGGCGGTAATACTGCTGTGGCAGCAGAGTGTGGTACCACGCCCATCTTCTTTGAATGGAAACGAAACTGGTATATCGGTGTTGACGTTCCTTGTGATGCTAATAAAGATATGCAGCTGATAGAAAGCGCGGCTTTTACTTTTATGCTGAATACAAAGAAACAAACGCTTGCTCGTGAAGCAGCTGACTTTGATGAGTATTGCAAGGAAGAAAAAGCAGAACGTGAACGTCTGATAGCAGAGAAAAAGGAAATTGATAGATTAAAAGGTAAGTGATAAGGCGAATTTTCAGTTCTTTCTATATTAAGTGTGAATATACTTAGAATTTAATCGCAACTGTCTGTGAAGATGGTTGCGATTTCTTTTTCTTTTTACCACAGATTTATGGTTGAGTCTGTGAAGGTGTCAAGTATTGAAACCTGTCCTTCATATCCATAGAAGTCTACGAGATAGTCCCTGATTCGCTCCTGTAGGTGGCGGTACTCCATCATGATTGCTGGACGGTGCGTTTGTCCGCCTGTTGGGTCCCATATAGCGATATATCTGTTGCGAAATCGTGCATTCTTACTCCTCTCTACATTTTCAGCCTTTCGCTTTCCGCCGACACCAATATCTACATATCGCATATAGTCGTTGTAATTGAATACCAGTGTAACATTTCCTGCTTGGTCTGCTCTTACTAATCTTGACTGAAACGACCTTGAACCGTCACCTGTAGAGTGGGGTAGTCCGTCTCGTTTGTTTGCTTCATTCTTAATTTTGTAGCCTGGATATATTTCTGTAGGCCAAACCTTCTGTGTGATAAGGTTGGCTTTTATTTGCATGTTCGTCTGCTCCATAAAGCGTCTTACGACTTTATTAAGCGGGAATATTGGATTTGAAATTGGCTGTGGCATAATGTTGTTTTAATGTTATAACGCAAAAATACTCAATGTTTTTCTTTGTTGTGGGACATCCTTTTGTCCCACCTTCTTTTCTAAAGATGTTTACTTTTGTTCTGAAATCATAGTTTATGTGTAGATATGGCAAGTACGAAACAAGCACAAGTAGTAATTACAGCGAATGCCACCACCGCAAAAAAGGTGATGGACGAGCTAAAAAACAAGGCTAAGCAGTGTTACAATCAAATGCAGCAGTTAGCACAGACTGGGCAACAAAATTCTAAAGCTTTTAAAATGGCTGAAAAGGATTTTAATGCCTATAATAATGCTATTGCGCATAATATTTCTGCAACAAAACGTGTTGACGAGGTAATGAAGACCCTTGCTGGCACTTCTACACGTGATTTAAAACGAGCACTTGGTGCTGCTAAGCGTGAGTTGAATGAGATGGCTGGCAATAATCCGAAACTCAAACAGATGCAGAAGAACATTGCTGCCATAAAGAATCAGATAGACAAAAATAACGGTTCTGTACGGACGCATAATAGCCTGTGGAAGAATGCTGTTAAAAACATAACGGCTTATATTGGTGTTTTTGGAGCGTTCAATTTAATTCGCTCAAAGTTACAAGGTGTTATTAGTGATAACTTAAAGTTCTCTGACCAGTTGAATGATATTCGTAAGGTTAGTGGCTTGACCACGGCGGAGGTAAATAAGTTAGCCGTAAATCTTTCTAAACTGGATACGCGCTCTACTATTCAGTCCCTGGCGCAAGATGCCTATGTGGGTAGCAAACTTGGTATGGGTAAGTATGGTGTAGAAGGCTTGGAAAGTTTCGTGAAGGCTGCCAATCAAGTAAAGGTCGCTTTGGCTGAAGATATGGGACCAGAGTCTTTGACTGCTCTTGCTAAAATGACTGAAACGATGGGACTTATTCCTAAGTTTGGTGTAGAAAAGTCAATGTTAAAGATTGGTTCTGCTCTTTTCAAGTTGTCATCTACGACCACGTCATCTTCTAATAATATTGTTGAGTTTTCTAAGCGTCTTGTTGGTACAGCGCGTGTTGCGGGTGTTACCACCGATCAATTGCTCGCTCTGGGTTCAGCTGCTGACTCTATGCAGTTGATGCCTGAAGTGGCTTCTACTGCCTTTACAAAGTTGTTTGTTGCTTTACAGAAGAATCACAACCTTATAGAAAAGGTCTTGAATATTGAGCCTGGTACTATCAATAGACTGTTCACTGCTGGACGCACGATGGATGCGGTGGTTCTTATTCTTGAGAAGATGAAGGCTAAAGGTAATATGAATGCCTTGCAAGATGCCTTTGAAAAGCTTGGTGGTAACGGTTCTCGTCTTGGTAATGTGATGGTTACTATGGCGAAAAATGTAGATATGCTGAAGGAACATCTCCAAACTGCTAAGGTGGCTTTTCGAGAAGGTACAGCGGCAACTCAAGAATATGAAATGCAGCAGGAGAGTGCGCAAGCTATTCTTGAAAGAGCTAATAATATGTGGGAGAAATCATTTGTTAATCCTAAAGGTGTAAGCGCTGTTAAGGATATGGCGCAAGCATGGTATGATTTCTCTAAATCGTTAACAGAGTCGTCTATCGTTACTCATAACATCAGTTTCTTTTTAACGATGCTGGCGGGAACTGTAAAGACTATTTTAACTTTACTTCCCGCTCTCGTTACTTTCTTTTTGTTTAAAGGTGTCTCTTTTGCCGTCTTAACGATTGTTGAAAGTTTTAGATCTATGAAGGATGCTATAATGGCATCTGCTATAGCCCAGCGTTTCCGTGCTGCTGCTGACCGAGAAGAAGCCGTAGCGGCTACGGAGGCAAAGATTGCGCAAGAAGGATTGAATAAAGCGTTATACTCTAACGTCTTTGGACTTGTGATAGCTGCTATAGTCTCACTTATTTATTACATCGTCGAATTTACAAGTAAGACAAAAGATGCAACTACAGAAATGAGTGAGTTGGACAAACAGGTAAAGAATACTGTTTCGTCTTTCACTGTTGAAAAGGCTACGTTGGATGCTCTGAAAGATAAAATCGATAAGGCTAATATAGGTACAAAAGCACGTGCTGATTTAATTAAAGAGTTTAATTCTAAATATGGCACGTACTTAGGTCACATGCTTACAGAAAAGTCTACGGCAGAAGACCTTGCTAAGGCTTATAAAAAAGTTGTCGATCAACTTAAGGAGAAAGCTGTGCAAGAAGGTATTGATAAATATCGTAAGAGTCATTATGATCCGTATGCACAATATGAGGTTAACCATTTGATTAATTATGATACTTTTGCTAAAAAGAACAAATTAAAAACGCGTGGTGCAGATTTGCGTCATATAGTAGAGGATGCAGGAAGGAATGGAGTATCACTTCATTCCTTGGCGATGTCTTTGGGTAAACGTTTTGGTTTAGATTCTGCTGCTGTTGAAGATTTGTATCGCTTTCGTTCTGGAGCACCAACGATGTCTTTTGATTCCTTTGGTAGATCTCAAGCAGTTATATCTGGTGAATATTATGCGTTTTTGCAGTATAAAAAGCGAGGTGAACAGTTCCTTAAAGCTATGAAATATGCTACGCAAGCCTATAGTAATAAGGGACGTTCTAAGGATGTGGCTAATGTTGAGTCTGTTTTGCGTGATAAAATAAATGTTGCTACGGATGACACTCCCGATAACAATGGTAGCTTAGATTTGGAAGCTCCTGATAAAGCGGCTATAAAAGCCGCAAGAAAAGCCGCACAGGAGGCTAATGCACGGAGAAAAAAGGAAGAGCGTGAAGCTCGTCAGGCTAAACGTTATGAACTAAAAGATGCTCAGGAAGATGTTAAGGCTATTGTTGACAATGTGAAGAATTATTACGACCGACAAATAACAGCTTTGTATAAGATTGCCTCGGCTACTGATATGGAAGAATCTTTGCGCGACCAATTAGAGGCTGGTATCAAGGCACGTATGAATATAGCTTTGTCAAATGCACGTAAGAGTATCGCTGACGTTAAAAATGATTGGAACGCTTTTAAGAAAACAATGGCTTCTGATTTGATAGAGCAGAATGATAAAGACGGATATAACGAGAGTAAAGTTTTGCTTGACCGTATTGGAAAGGTGAATATTGGTGTACTTCGTGGACGTATAACGCAGTTATCGAAAGATTTGAAACGTCCTGGTACTTCCTTGTTAGATCAAGTATGGCACAATGCTTCAAAGAATGAACAGGTTAACGCTAAGTCGGCTAATAAGGTTGAACAGGCACGTCGACAGAAAATCTTGGAGGATGATTATACTGGTAAAGTTGATAATGATTACTTAAACACCTTTGAGCAGTTAGCTTTCTCTCCCTTTGATGCTTTGCGTAGTCAGGCCATTTTAAGTGGTGGTGAGAATGCACGAGACATAATTCGAACACGTAATGCTTCTATTCAATCAATCTTCGAGAACTCACGAGCGAATTTTGACGCATTACAAATGTTGAATATTGACAGTATGGAGGGACGACAATCATTGCTTGATATGTTGTTTGGTTCTGAAGATGAACGCTCTTCTGCCGTTGTTGATCTTGGTATTCTCTTTGATACGCTCTCTGAAGGGGCAAAAGTTGGTGGTAAGGCTTCTGATGGTATTCGTCTTTTCTATGACACATTAATAAAGTATAATGATGATTATACTGATGCTTTGAAAAAAGCCGCTGACAGACAAGAGAAACTTTTGTCTTTCCGTTGGAACCATACTAATGAAAAGGCAGTCTTTGACTCAGAAGAGGTTCGTTTAAGTCAACAGAAGGAAGGTATTTTGCAGTTTACTGCTGATGCTGAACAAAGACGAGATGAAGGTGATAATACTACCGAAAATCATGGCGTATATGGTAATTGGGAAGTGTTACAGTCGTTTGGTACTGATCCAGAGGTTGAACTCTATAAGGTGAAGATGCAAGCCGCACAGGCTTATTACGAATACTTAAAAGCTGCTCATGCTGATGAAGCGGTACTTGCTTCAGCTGAGAAACGAGCACAAGAGGCAAGTATCGAATATACTAAATCGTTGGTTCTACAGATGAAGAACCGTATGGACGAACTTTATAGTTTGTTTGCACCTATAGAGTCCTTTGGTTCCGAGTTGGGAGAGTCTTTGGTATCTTCTGAAAAGACCGTTAAACAGGCTGTTGGCGGTATGATAAATAGTTTCTTAAAATTGACTGTAAACATGATGCAAGAGACTATCAAACGTCGTATGTTTCAGTTGATAAATGACCGTCTTGTTAGTACACAGATGGCTGCTTCTGCGAAGGAACAGGAAACTATTGAAATGTCTAAGCAGGAGAAATTTTCCGCTATAGATAAAGGAGGTCAGAAGGTTCGTAAGATGTCTTTCAAAGAGTTTGCTCAGCAAATCTTTGGATTAAAGAAAAAGAACAAGAAAAAAGAAGTGTCTATTGAGACGGATGGAGTTAAGGATGAGCGTAAGGTGCAAAAGAAAGGCGTTAAATCTTTATTGAAATCCATTAAGAGTAACTTCGCTTCTTTATTTCGTACAAAGAAGAAACAGAAAAAGCAAGAAAGGAAACTTGAAGAGAAGAGCGGTAAAGAAACGCTTGAGGTTAGTAAAGAGGCTGAGATTGCAAAGCAAACCTTAACAGAGGCTTCTGGTCAGACGATACAACAGTCTTTGGATAAAACTGCTCAGACGGCTATCCAAACTCAGAAAACGCAGGCTGCTGAAAGCGTACAAACTAAGTCGGGAGAAACTCAAGCGAAAACAGCCATGGGTATAACCAGTGGTGCAGCTGATATTATTGGTAAACTTGGTTGGTGGGGTATCCCTCTTGTTGCTGTTATTACCGCATTGTTGAACGGATTGCTTTCAGCTGCTATGGGTAAAGTCTCTTCATTGTTTGGTGGTGGTAGCAAGTCTTCTGATGCTTCAACGAATACTAAACTTGTTAGTGGTATGTTGACCTATGATGCTGGTAACGTTCAAGCCTTCCGAGGTGTCAATGATGGTAAGACTTATCCTGTAGTGGGCAATGACGGACAAGTGTATGCAGCTACAGAAGCAGGTGAGCTATCGACGGGATTGATTAAAGACCCTATTACCACGCTTATTAATGGTCAGCCAGCATTGGTTGCTGAACGTGGCCCAGAAATGGTTATCGGACGTGAAACTACAGCAGCATTGATGATGGCTCGTCCTGACTTGATTTCAGAGATCGTTCGCTTTGACAAGAACCGAAGCGGTATGAGTTATAGGGCTTATGATAGTGGCAATGTTGCACAGTTCTCTGTTGCTGATTCTGCTGGTCAGCAAGCACAAATAATGGAGTTAGGTGCTACTATAGCACAGCTGTCTTCTGTTCTTTCTGAACTTCAGAAGAACGGTATCAAGGCGCATGTAAATAAATTTGGACGTGGCGGACTGACTGATGCCGCTGCTGACGGTCGTCAGTTTATGTCACGTTACTCAAAGAATGGCCGATACGAATAAGTAAGACTCTTGTTTACTACATAATATTTTTATTTTGTTTATGTGAATCACCTCCGTAGTCCGTGATGGATAACGGAGGTCTTTATTCATAAGTCATTACTTGTGTCGTAAATGTATTATTTGTAGTTTTATAAAACTTAAATAAGAGAAATTTTTTCTGTTAGTCGTTCTATAATATCCATTAGACGTTTCTTTTCAGCATCAAACCTTGTCTGGCATTCTTGTCTGATCCTATTTTCTTCTTCCTTATGCTTTCTTTCAATCTCTTTTAATTGACGTTCGTATAGAAGTTGGATTCTTGTTATTTTACTTTCATTTTCTTGAGAAGTTTGATGGTCTTTCTCGTTGTCTCTTGGAGATTCCAGTATTTCAGGATTTCTTTTGATAAGTTCTGTATTAGTAGCATTCTCATTTGTGTTATTAATACAAACAGTGTCAACAAATGGAGGTATTATACTTGTTCTTTTTTCTATAATAGTTTCACTTGATATATTTCCCTTGCTTTTATATTTTTCTATTCCGGTTTTATCTGGCTGGAGACTTGATAGAATAATGTCAGCATTAGGCATTTCTTTTATCTTTTCTTCGTCATAGAAGAAGGCTCCTATTGGAATGCTAAATGTATTACATAAACGTAAAATTGCTTCAACGTGCATAGGGATACTTCCCTCCATCCATTTTTTTACACTTCCATAGTCTTTTGTTCCTAATGCTCGTAAAACATCTTTTTTCGTCTTTTGATTAACTTCCATCCATTGTAGAAGGAAATTGTAATTGTAACGGTATTCCATATTTTAAATTTTATTGTTAAATAATTGTATATATAGTTTGTCGTTTTATCTTGAAAAATCAATGTTTTACTTTAATCTTATTGAGAAAACAGTTAAATTCACAAATTAAATTGAAGAAAAACATTGTTTGTTTAAAGAAAACGTTTAACTTTGTACCGAAATTTACAAAATATATTATTAAGCATCTATGATTTTACAAAATTTAATAAGAGAAAATAAACTGCAATCTTCAGATTTCTCGGCAATGGATAAAGAAAAACTTTATCTTTTGATGGAGAAGTATGGTGCCTCACGTGGTTTTACTTATGACCGTTTTTTTAAAGAGGGTTTTCGTTTATGGGAATTAGTAGGTGTTGATTTTGTAAAAGATTTCTTCCTTAGAAGTAATCAGAAAAAAGCTGTCCTTGATTATCTTAACGTCTTGCGACTTAATGGTGGTTCGGGTGACGGGTGGTTCTGGACTGCTATAGGAGAAGAATGGGGTCTTCGTGCTTCCTTTAAGAACTTTATGGCTCTTTTAGGTATGCTAAGTGATGTTACTATTCAGAAACGTTTTTCTTCTGATAATTGGAAGGAGTTTGAGCGTGTTGGAATCGTTGCTATCCTTCGTGAACTTGAGCCTTCATGTGATGTGTCCTTTGACGCTGAGCAGATGCTTGAGGAAGCTTGGCTACAATCGCTCTCTAATAGGTGTGTTAAGTAATGAATTGTTAATAATGTGTTTGATTCTTGTTTAGAAGATGAAACGTGAAGCGTGTGTATCTTTATTGCGCCCTGTGGCTTATACTATCGATTATCGAGGTCAGCATGATGATAAGTTGACCTTTCTTTTTCGTGGTGCTTGCTGGGCGCAGTTGGTACACACCTTTGCGTTTCTTGTTGGAGAAGGGCGTGGAATAGCACAGGATGCCTTTATTTATCGTTGCACAGATGCTGTTGCACGAAATGGAAAAGGCTCGTGGTATTATGCCGTTGAACTTGATGAGCCTAATTTTCATTTTTCTTCTTTAGAGGACATGAAGCTCTTAATAGAATCACAACTTGTAAACAAACAGACCTGTAAGGTAAAGTATTTGAACTTAGATAGATTTTTAAATATATAGACATGAAACATTTAGATGTTACCTTTGATTTAGAAACCGCGAGTCTTTCGCCTACAGCGGCTATTATACAAATCGGTGCGGTTGCGTGGAACCGCTTTGAAGAAAAGTCAGAACGGCTATTTGAAGATGCTTATGAGGTCTCTTTTGGTGTAGACCTTCGTTCGGCTATGATGTCCGGCTTTGACATTGACCCGGAGACTTGTAAGTGGTGGAGTAATAGAGATGCTGCTTTGAAGAATAGTATTCTTAGCGAGCATGTTGAACATATAAAAGATGTTCTTCTGAGTTTTAAAGCATGGCTTGAAGAAGTTCGTTCTACGTCCAGTGCGGAGAGTATTTGTTTATGGGCACAAGGCTCTGACTTTGATGTGCCAGTTCTTCGCAATGCTTTTGAAACTTTTAATATAGAGTTTCCTGTAAACTATCATGCTATCCGTGATGCACGTTCTGTTGTTCTTGAAACTTTCGTACGTGAATCTATTTACTCAAAAGAAGAAGCATTATCCTTGATAAATAAGGATTATAATAAGGTGTATGACACAGTTTGCAATGGTTTTCGTAGACCTGAATGTTTGTCGGTAAATTTAGCGCATAATGCTCTTTATGATGCGAAACTTACAGCTTGGAGTACATGGTGTGCTCTTCATGGTGTGGATAATGTAAAACATGAGGGATAAGGCGGATGAAATACGGATTACCTTATAAAGGAAGTAAGAATAAACTTGCAGAACGCATCCTGTCCATTCTGCCGAATAAAGAACATTTCTTTGATTTGTTCTGCGGTGGTTGTGCCGTTTCGCATGCTGTGTTATTGCGCCGTAAATTCAAGACTGTCCATATTAATGATATTAATTGGATGTGTCCTGAGTTGTTCGTTGCTGCCTTGGAAGGTAAATACGTTAATGAAAAACGTTGGATAAGTAGAGAGGACTTTTACAAGTTGAAGGATACTGACCCTTATGTGGTAATCGTCTGGAGTTTCGGTAATAATATGCGTGATTATCTTTATAGTCGTGAACGTGAACCCCTAAAACGAGCTATTCATTATGCCTTAGTTTTTGATGATTACGGTCCTGGCTTAGAACTGGGTCATGACTTTTCTTTCCTTAAAGAAATAAAAGGAAATCAATCTCGCTATCGAGCTATAAAGACTTACTTCTTCTGTAGCGATGGAGATTGTCAGTCTTTTGAACAGACTGAAAATCTTGTTAGACTACAGAGTCTTGAGCGTTGTGTGCACTTGTCTTATTTTCCTTTTTCGTGTGGAATGGCTGAACTCTCATATAGTTCTGTTGATTATGCGGATGTTGCTATTCCTAAAGACAGTGTTATTTATTGCGACATTCCTTATAAGGGTACTAATGTCTATACTGCTGCTGAAGATTTTGATTACGATCGTTTTTACCGTTGGTGCGCTGAACAACAGCAACCTGTATTCATCAGTAGTTTCGAGATGCCTTCAGATCATTTTCTTTGTGTTGCTGAATGGGAACACCAGAATACCTTCTCGGCTTCGGATTATAAAGTAGTTAAGGAACGCTTGTTTATCCCTATTCATCAAGAACCTCCCCAACTTATAACACAGGGCTGCTTATTCTAATATAAAGTATGAAAGCCTGAATGTTAATGAACTTCTAAACAAAAGAACAATATGATTTTTGACCCTCTTATCTCGGAGATAGCAGCATTGCCGCTAACGATGCTTGTTCGTCCTGCTGACGTGCAGAATGACGATACGCAGACGGCTTGCTGGTGCCCTTTCAGTAAGGAAGAGGGCGATGGTGCTAATACTCCTCATTTTATCATCTATAAGAATGAAAGAGGCGGATTATACAAAGACCCTGTTTCACGTTGGATGTGTACTCGCACAAAACGACAGGGCTATGGTGCTATCGAACTCTATGCGGCTATTCATAACCTTGGCTTCTGGAGCGAACACAAGGGATGTGCATCTTCTATCACCGTAGAGGGAGAGAACTTGCGCAAGGTGTGCCGTGAACTTGCCGTGAAATGTGGGTACAGTGAAGACGAGATTGCGAAGCGGTGGCCGTCTATCTTGCACCGTGATTATCGTGGTGTTAGCGACCGTCCTTTAACGTCATTCGATTTTCAGCCTAAGACCGACTTCACACCACAGGAACTTACATCTCTTGGGTGTTCGGTATGGGTGGATAGTAGCAATAAGGCTCACTTTGGATTTGATACTGACCGACTGGATAGTAAATGGCATTTTGAGCCTTACTTTATTCAGCAGGATTTCTCAATCTATTCCCTTACAGAATGTACCTTACCAGCTGTTAACCGTAACGGTGAACCCGTCAGCGAGAAGATTTATGGAACACCATTTAATCCTCTCTTTCTCGCTTACGTCGACGCAGAAGATGAACGTTGTGGTTGCGTGTTCCGTCCTGCTATGGACGTGCCGCCTATTGTCTTTAGTAATGATGAAGAGGTTAAGCCTTCCAAAGTGTCACGATGGTTGTCTGGTGATAGGGTCTTTACCTTTGCTGTAGAACACCGTACTACAGAGTCTACCGCTGTTCGTCGTGCTATAGATACGCTTGATCCTGATGAGATTGTGACTGAAACTAAACAGGTCTGGGCTGAGGGGGAAGATAAAGACGGTGTGCCTAACGGTCGCTGGCAATTGACAGAAGAACCTATCGAAGACAAGGACATCAAGGCGCAAGGCGTAATTTATTGCACGACTCCACAGGATGCAGTGGCTACTTATTATCATCTGAAAGCTCTTAGATACACTTTCCCTAAAACACAGCAGAAATGGTTCCACGTAGCTTTTAGTTATGGTAAGGTTGATTTCTCACCTGTACATTATAATAAGTTGTCGCGCTTTGCTGAAAGAGTTTATACGCTTTTCCCTAACGACAATCGTAGTGTCCTTGCTGCTCGTGCTATAGGTAGACGTTATCGTGACATACTGAGAGCGTCCTTGCCTCCTAATATGTCCGACCGTCTTTATCTTCGCACTTCTCGTGTCTTTGCACGTCCTGTTCGTTCCGTTCGCGACTTCTTCCTTGCTTATCGTATGCCTAAAGAAGAGAGCTTTCTCTATGATGACGACCTTGACCGCCGTTTTGTTGCTTGTATAACTTCGGCTTTAAGTTCTTGTCCTATGGAGAAGAAACAGAAACGAGATACACGTGGACGAGTGAAGGAAGACTATTACGTGATAGATCCTGCTACCGTCTGGGAGTTCATGGCTGCCGAGGGATATGTGCGTGACGTTGACATGGAATCTACTGATAAAATCGGTCGTTTTGTACATATTAGCGGACCTTTCGCTGACGAGTTAGACGCTCCTTCTATGGTTCAGCGTGTGCAGGAATGTCTGACAGAATATGCACGCCAGAACAACTCTGACCCTGAAGATTATCGTCTAATGGTGCAAGCTATCAGTCGTGACAATAGAGAGGTAAACGAGAAAACTATAGGCTCGCTTCCTGCTGTTCAGGTAAACTACAAGGACGGTTATGGCCCAGATGTAGATTACTTCTACTTTCAGAATGGTGCTCTTCGTATTACTAAGGACGAGATAACGCTTGTGCCTTATTCGCAGATTGACTTTAACATTGATCGTGGTGAGGTAATGCCTTGGCCATTCTATATGCCACAGTCTCATCCTTTCGCTATTGAGGAAAATCCTGTTTATCAAGATAGAAAGAAAGCGATAGAGGCTAAGCGTGAACAGAAAGACGACAATGGTCAGCCGCTTTACACCCTTCAGCAGCTCGCAAGCGAAAGCACCGAACTTGCTCTTTGGGCACAAGGTCATCGTTGGATGGTAGACTGGAAAGGTAAGCAAGACAAGGATATGTGTCCGTCTTTGCGTGTATTGCGTGGCTTTGCTAACGAGGATTGGAAGACAGAACAAGACCTTCTTCATGCTGGTAAAACGTTTTCTTCAGAAGAGCAACTTGAACTGGACGGCCGTATGGCAAACCTTGTCTTCTGTCTCGGACGTGTATTGTGGCGTTACCGTGAAAGTAAGTCGAATTGTATTCCTTATCTTGTCGAGAATACTGTCAGTAGCAACGGACGTGCAGAAGGTGGTTCAGGTAAGAGTACTTTCGTAAAGATGTTTGCTGGTTCGTGCTGTTATATCCTCGATATTGACGGTAAGAACATAGAGCCGAGCCGTGACCTTAGTTTCTCGCTTTCCCGTTATGTGCATCGTCATCATCGTGTGGTCCATTGGGAGGATGTCAATCAGAACTTCTCGATTAAGTCGCTTTACAACTACGCAACAGGCTCTTTTGTGACACAAAAGAAATTTGTTGATCCACAGGAAATCAAGTTATCTGAAGGTCCTGGACACGTGGTTTCAAGTAACTATCCACTTTCCGATATGGACGATTCAACTATGCGCCGTGTGTGCTTAGGCGGTTTCAGTCATAGATTTAGTGGTGAGAATATTCTGAAAAACAAGGCAGCTCGATATATCTCTGACGTGATGCCTGACTTTAATCCTGTGTCACTCGACAGAATGAGCAACCGCACCCGCTCACAACTTATTATGATCTGCGCCATTGCTGTACAGTTCGTTATGCGCTTTGATGAAAAGGTTGATGCACAGAAGAAGTATATGGAGCAGCGTACGCTTACTCAGTCGCTTGGCGAGTCTTTCTTACGTTTTGCTCGTGTCTTCTTTGGTCAGGAACACGTTTACGGGGTACCTATCGACCTTGATTCAATGTTGGAAGAGTATAAAGCTGACTATGCCGAAGCGTCTAAGAATAAAAACGATTCGTTCTCTACAAAGGCTTTCAAGCGTCGTGTGATGGATTATTGCGAAACGTGTGGTATCACTATGAATCCTCCACAGATGTTCAGAAAGACAAAGAATGGACAGCCAAGCAAGGCTGAGCAGACAAACTACTTTGCGCACCAGGCTTGGTGTACACGTCGATACTTTGAAGGACGTGAGTGGGAAGGTGATACGACTATTCAGCCGAAGCAGGTTCGTGAGTTAGTTCGCACCGAACACGCTGTTTACTTTTATCGAACAAAGGACAAGCAGCCTGCTGATTATGACGAACTGATGGCAACTTACACCGAGTTCTTGAAACAACCTGACCCTGCGCCTATCCTCGATGACAAGGGCAACGTGGTTGTTCTTACTGATGAAGAGCGACAGCGTTGGCGTGACTTTAAGGACCGTAGACAAGGAAAGTATAGCGGTGGTGGCGGCACTGTTGTAACAACAACCCCCGCACCTCCCGCAGTTGATGAAAGTGATTTACCTTTTTAATTAAATAGTAACAATATGGCAAGTTTTAATGGAAACATCGACTTATTAAAGCTAAAAGGCTCTAAGTTGATGAGTATGGAAGAGAATGGTAAAAAGCGTAACTACGTTTGTATTCCTTTAGATTTCAATGAAATCGCAATTAAGGAGAACCAACAGACCCACGAACAGATGGCTGTTCTGCGTGTGAACATCTGGCCTTATAATGAGGCTTATGGTAACGCTATCCGTCAGAAAGCAATCCAACGTGGTGACGACCCTAACAAGATTGACGTACCAAGTCATGAAATGGTGATGAACTTTACACCAGAGTTTGTTAAGTTCTATGCTAAGGCTATGGCTAAGAAGGTGATAGATGCTGACGGTGGTAAGCATCCTGAATGGGCTACACAAGACCCGACGGATGAGAATACATCTCTCTTTAAGGCTATACGAAGTCGTATGAACTTCCGCCTTTGCAATCTCTACCTTCATAAGGCACAACAAAAGCCGCAGGCGGTCTATACGGCTCCTGTTGCACAGGGAGTTTCTGGCTACGTTGCACCTAAGCCTGATGAAGACCCATTTGCTGGTGCACCGACAAACGAGGACGACCTGCCTTTCTAAACTGATTATCTGATGCTCGCTGCTTGTCGTCCCGCACCCTAATTCCGATAGAGAGTAGGGCGGCAGCAGCAGCTTTTCTTGAATAATAATTCACAATAACAACGATATGAAATTTACTTTTCCTATTGCGGAGATGGTCCGCACGTTAAACGTTCTTGGTAAGGTGATTCAGAAGTCTTGCCCTATGCCTATCCTCCAGAACGTACTGATTACTAAACCCGACCCAAAGGAGGAGGTTTATCTGATGACAGCGGGAAGTGCCGAGAGCATGATGACTGTCAAGGTTAATATTACTATGGTAGATGGCACAGCCTTCAAGCCTATCTGTATTCCTCACGGGCAGTTCCTTCAGGTGCTTTCTGCTTTACCTGAGCAGCCTATCACAGTCGAAGTGGATGACAAAACTCGTGAAATCAAGGTGCATTATGACGGTGGCGAGTTTGCTTTTACCGGTTTTGGCACGGATGAGTATCCTGTATTGAAGTCGTCTCATGCTAATCTTGTTACGGTCTCTGTGCCTACCGATACTCTTCTTCCTTGTGTAAGTAATGCACTCTTAGCATCGGCAAAGAAAAGTGTGCTTCGCCCTGTTCTAAGTTCTGTTTACTTGGATATTAAGGATGACGGTATTACTTTCGTGGGTACTGATGGACACAATCTTTTCCGTTACGTGTGGGAGCATGGTGTCCCGTTCATTACCGAGGGTAAGGCTGCTGGCATAGCAGTTCCGAACCTCTTTGTATCTGGTCTTCTTTCTGCTTTCGATAAGGTCAGCGAGGTGAAGATTTCGTTTGATGGTTATTGTTGCACAGTGTCTGCGGATAACATTACCTTTATCTTCCGTACGAGTGAGCAGCGTTATCCAAACTACTCAAGCGTTATCCCTAAAGAACAACCTTATCATATTACGCTCGACTGTGACCGATTGAAGCAGTCGCTTCGACGTGTTTCTATGATGGCAAGCGAGGTGAACAATCTTGTAAAGCTAACTAAGCAGGCTGATGGACTTCTGTTAGAAGCAGTGGATAGGGACTTTGCTCGTAGTGCTAACGAACTTGTTCCTCTTGGTGAGGATAGTAATATCCCTGATGGTTTTACTATCGGTATGAAATCGTCTTCTCTGATGAATATGCTTTCTCCTATTGCGTCAACTAATGTTGTGATCAAGTTGATTGATGCGTCTCGTGCGCTTGTTCTCACAGAGGAAGGCAATAGTGCGCTAATTTGTATCGTAATGCCAATGGTTGTCTGATTTATGGGAAAGATAAAAGTCTATCTAAGTATGCCTATCAGCGGTCGCCCTCTTAAAGAGGCGATTGCTGAAGGCAAGTGCATCGTAGAAACGTTATCAGCAGCACACCCAAATTGGGAAATCATTAATCCACTTGATATATCAGCTGGACTACCCAAAGAGGTTTGGAATCTCCCAGAACGTAAGCGTTACGCAGCCTTTATGGGTGCTGACATAGAGGCTCTTTTAGGCGAAGCGGATGCGGTTGCCTTTACGATGGGAGCCCTTGTTAGTAAAGGTTGCCGTTTGGAAATCTGTTTGGCTAACATCTATAACTTGCCAAGGATCTTCTTAAATGCCGCCGATAACGTTTCCCGAGTCGAGGGAACTGATACGGCGTTGTGCAGAGAGTTAAGAAAAGAAATTAATCAAGAATAATATACCTGACTTATGAAAGAGAAAGATATAAAGGAACTCTTAGAAGCAGCTAAAGAGGTAAACCGCTTTCGTTCGTATGCGTCGACACTTGTGTGTCCTATTTGTGGCGAATCTCTTGAAGGGAATATTGATACTGCAACCCTTTCCACCTTGACACCTTTCGGTAGGCTCTTTTGTCCTAATTGCAAGTTTTTCAAGGTTGAAGGTCCAACTATCCCTAAATTTGATGATGATAATGGTGGAAAGAAACTCTCTCGACAAGAGATGATTAAAAAGGCTGCCTCTGAGGTGATGGCCCTTGTGGAGCGTTATACTCAGCTTACTTGTCTTGGTTCTAAACACGAAAAGGACTTTTCAAATGAAGATATCCCATACCTTAGATAGTGCTGATGATGAATACATATCTCCTTTATAGTATGCCTTTAAGGTGTCACACCTCGTTCGACTATCTCGAGCGTTCAAGAACCTTTTCACGTATGAGAAAGGATAGAAAAGGCTCTACCCCGTATGCGAATAGACGCAATCGTAAACGTAAAAACCGCACAAAGCGAAAGTAAATAACCCTTAAACTTAAACGACCTATGTTTAGTTTCAAAAAGTATTTTGATAAGAAGAAAGAACAGAAACGCATTGCACAGCAACATGTGTTGGAAAAGAAGTGCGTTGATTATTTCGACAAGTCTGTCTCTCGAATGACTGGAAGTCTGGAGATGTTGGTAGGCGATATGCCTTTGTCTGTAGAAGGTATCTACTTGCTTGGAAAGTTTATTAATGATAGCTTTCCCTTGCAGGCGGTGAGACTTCATTGTCTTTACGAGGGTAGTCGTCCTGTCTTGTCTTATGGAGATTATCCGCAACGCTCGCCGTATGAATGGTTAACCGCGGTGGAGAATTTTCCTGAGGAACTTTGGCTTTCAGTTGATGACTATCCACGTCCAACCTGTCCTGCGTTGCTCTTGTGCGAGTATGGCGGTGGACATTACGAGGTAGTCGAATATGAAAACAAGACGTGGACAACACAGCTTTGCTTTCCTGTTAAGCCTACTCGCTATTTCGTTCTTGATTTCCTTAAAGATAAAGAGTAACCGCCTTCACGTCATTCTTTAGTCCACTTCGCCTTTAAGAGTGAACCAAAAGTGTACACTTTGGTGGCATAAAAGTGTACACTTCCAACTCTCAAAAGTGTACACTTTCGCATCATTAAAGTGTACACTTTAGTATCACCAAAGTGTACACTTTCAGTTTCCGTAGGTATATATCTGTCCTAACTAAAATATAACGTTTAATTATCTTTGTTATATGAAAAGAATGGCAATCAAATACAAGGTGCAGCATCGACGCTCACAGGTGTCTGGTAAGCATTATGCTTCCTTAGCTGCTATCTCTAATGGACGTATCTCTTTAAGCGACCTTTGCGAGGATGTCGCCTCTAAGTCGCACATGGAAGCTCACGAGATTCGTGGAGTAATGGAACGTCTGGCAAGTCGTGCGCAAATACTTCTCTCTCGTGGCTTTCGTGTAGAGTTCGGACCAGTTACTATCTTCCCAAAATTATCCGGTACGCTTACCGATACAGAAACGCACGCTGCTACCGCTGATGACCTTTCTGTAGTGAAAGCAAAGACTACGCTCGGTGCTACCGTTTCCCGAAAGTTTACACGTGACTTTGCTGAAGGTTGTAACTGGCAGAGGATAGACGACTGATGCAGAGAGAGGTGATATGTAGAACTATCTTTAATCCAGAAACGGGGGGGGGTAGTAAGAACACTTAAAGCGAACTATTACAAGATGGGTAGTCGGAACTTCCTGTTTCGTTCTGATGGTTTTATCGCATCTTGTGTGTTGATTGAATATGATTTGTAAATTTGTTGGTTGGACACGTGACGATAAAGGAAAGGTTCTAAACTGGCACTTTAAGGATATTTGTAATACGATTACTTCTAAAGTTGGTAGAAATGGTAATACCTATCCTTCTGTGTGCATTAGTAATAATAATTCTAATAAAAGTATGATTGCAAAGATTTATCCCGATGGGCATCCTGACTTGTTGGGAAAGAAAGACCCAACGCATCCTGTGCGTTATTTCGATATTCGTAAATTGACACCGACCGAGTGCTTTCGTTTGATGGGTGTAAGCGATAATGATATTGAGAAGATTAATCAAAGCGGACTGAGTAAGTCTGCTTGTTATAAGTTGGCTGGTAATTCTATTGTCGTTGATTGTCTTTATTATATCTATCGTAATATATGGCTGACCGAAGATGAACAACCGCAGACGGGTGATGTTATGAACTTGTTTGACGAACCTACATTCCGTGTTCCATTACCTAAAACAATCAATATGGTTACGTTATGTTCAGGTTATGATTCACAGTGTTTAGCTATGGAACGTCTTGTATCAGATGCTAAGCAGAAGGGTTACGATGTGTCGTTCGACTTGAAGGCGTGGAGTGAGTTCGATCCTGAAAGTCGTTCTGCGCTGGAGAAACAGCCAGCGGTTGTGGCACATAACTCTCTTTTTCCTCAGTTTGCTGACCGTAACGTGGGTGATATGACCAAAGCGGATTGGTCGTTTCTGAAGGGTGAAGATATTGATTTGCTTACCTATTCAACTCCTTGCCAGTCTATTTCTCAAGCGGGAAAACGAACAGGTATTAAACGTGATAGTGGTACGCGCTCTTCTATTTTGTGGTACACAGAGAATGCTATTCGTGCATTGCGTCCTAAGTTTCTCTTGCAAGAGAATGTTCGTGCGTTGGTTAACAAGGTTAATGTCGATGATTTCAAGGAATGGCAGAAGGTGTGCCAGGATTGTGGCTATACGAATTATTGGACTATTATGAATGCAAAAGACTTTGGTGTTCCACAGAACCGTGAACGTGTCTTTATGCTCTCTGTTCGTAATGATTTAAATCTCCCTACTTATCGTTTTCCCAAGCCTTTCCGTCTCGACAAAGCTATTGTTGACATTCTTGAGGATGATGTGAATGAATCTTATTTCTTAAAACCTCAGAGCGTTATTAAGTTCTTCGAGGCTAACGAAAAGTCTGAAGATACAGGTATTCATTATCTTGTAACCGATCATAAGTTGTCAGATGCGGAGATTGCTAAGGTGCGTGGTGCTGAAAAATCGTAGGACTGACGAGGGCAAGGCTGTTCGTCGTTTGTATGGCGACAACAGTGGTATGTGTCGCTTTGCAGATAGACAGCTTTTCCCTTCGTCCGTTTGTTGGTCGAATACTGTTACTGGTGTTGATAAGGATAATTTGATGTTGGTGGAATATGATCCGTAGAGATAATATTTGTGTTGTCGGTCTTTTGCCGTTTATAACTTGGTTTAGATTTGATCGTGTAGTTCTTTCTGTAGAAGGGGTTAGTACTACCTTACAGACGCAGCAGAACTCTAAACTTCAGAAAATATTAGTTGAGTATGACTTGTAGAGAAAAAACTATTCGTGCGAAGTGGTTGCCAAATGGGAATATTCGTTTCTTTAGAGATGATAAAAAGAAGAGTGGCGTAGGTGAGCTTTGTTGTACTGCTTGTTGTAATCCCTCTGCAACCATAATCTGTGGTGTTATTGGTTGTGTTATTGTTGATTATGAATTTGATTAATCTTTACCTGACAGCTTTGTCCATTCCTAAACTTTTTCTTTGGGGACAAATGGCTGCGGTGAATGTTTGTGCAGGTTGTGTTGCTTGTACGCTAAATACTCGGTATGAGTATATGGGCGATAGTGATTTCTATTCTTTAACGCATTTTCCTAAGACCGTGATTTTATATGAGTATGATCTGTAACTGTCCTGTTTTGTACGTTCGTGACGTGCGTTCGTCCGATTCCTATTCGCCTGTACGTATCAGTGCAAGTCGTGGACGTAACCCGTTATCTCCTAAGAAACGAGCAAGGAGTGGAGAAACGTTTGTGCAGTTTGTTGAGATAGGTAGTGGCGTGTTTACGAATACGATTACTTCTGTTTCTAAAGATAACTGGTTATGGATAGAAAAAGACTTATAGGTACATCCGTTCACCCTTTATCCCATAAAATAGAGTGGAGTGGGTGGCTCTCACATTCGCCCGCATTGCGCTCGACGGACTACAAATGTCCGCATTGCTTGTTATTTGAATATGAATAAAAGAAATGTGTCTTTGATAGTCTTGGGACGATATTCGCCTTCTCAAAATGGCGTAATCGTATTCCCCTTTGGCCTGTCTCCTTGCATTGTTGGTGGAGGTACTGGTCATGATACGGACGTACCGAAGATTTTACGTGAACGTGACTTGTAGGTTTGTCCCACGTCGTCGTTTTTATTTTTCTATCTTTGTATTGTCTTCTATTGGATTTGTCCTTTGGAGAATAAAAAGTATTTGTATGGTTTCACGATTTGATAATATACTTGAACATTGGGCACAAATTTATCGTCCGCTTTCGCATAACCCAGAAAAGGGTAGTAAGGCGAAAGCTTTCTATCGTATTGATACTATCAATACTCAGAATGATTTTGTGCGCAATGTTAACACCGCTGCTTCTCCAGCATTGGCTTACTCGTCTTTGATAGATGCTGAATTACACGATTCGCTGAAGACGGTGCATTATCGACATACGTTGTATTTCCTTGCTAAGCAGCCGCAGGTGTCACTGGCTAAGTCTGCAAAGCAGGATGACGATAATGCAGCTGCTCTGAAGGTAGAAATGGACGAGTGGGTGAACGACTTGCTTATATGGTTGTTCTCTGTTCGTAGGAAGGGAATATGTCCTATAACAGGCAAGGTGTTTAGTGATGTTGACTTACAGGCTCTGCGAGGATTGGATTTAGATAATGCTTCATGGGCAACTATTCCTATGATGTATAATGGTTGGTGGGTGTTGGGCTTAGAACTTAATCAGGTGTCTCCTCGTAAACAGTGTATTGAAAATGAACGTTATAAGAAAATTCTTTAGAGTGTATTAGACTCGCGCCATAAGTATTTAATTGAAAGAATGCCTGTCACCTGTGAAGGTGGTAGGCATTCGCTATTAATAGTGGTTGAGTTAGTTTGTGTTTCTTTTTTATCTTTCTGCTATTCGTGCTGCAAGTGCGTCGATGTCGCTATGCTTTTTACGCATACTTTCTTTCTCACTATTGATTTCTTGTAGCGCACTTTGTACATCTTTCCATAGTGCCATATTCACTTGTTGCGTGATAGGGTTGTAATCTCCTACGGCTATGACGTGATTGATTACTTCTTTACTTTCCTTTGCAGTATTGGTTGTTTCTTCGCTAACTTGAAGATACGACCCTTCGTAATTGTCGCCAAGGATGAACAATTCAAATGGCTTTATCTCAATAGCGTTCTTTTCAGCCTCTTGTACCTCGCCTCTGCGCTGTCTTCGGATGCGTTCTATATCCATCTTGGTCAGCATAGCATACTTTCTTTTTGCACGTCTGACGGCTTTCAACTCCTCGTTGCGGATATAACTATCCCAACTGTCTTGCACTTCCTTATAGTATTGCCAATACGCTACATTCTGTAAGAAGGCTACCCATCCCTGTTCTTTTTGTATCATAAGGATAGCTAACGGCTCCGCTATGAACAGCCTTCTGTTCTTCGTATCCCACAGCAATAACCCTTTCTTTTCCATTGTTTCTAATGTAGCAAACACTTGTGAAGCGTCCGTTCTTAGTCTCTCGCTTTTTGTCTTTCTTGAGAAAAGTTTCTTCAGAAAATTCATATCTATACTTTTTCTTGTTTATATTCTTTGTTCATCTAATCTCTGTCGCAAATTTAACATTTCGCCTTTATTCGGTAGGGACAAAATTGTTCTCCCACCCTCTTTGTGATTGATATTTAGTCTTTTCAAATCGCCTCTTTTCTCACCTTGTTTTAACTCAAAAGGAGACTTCAAGGATGCAAAAGGAGATTTTTATTTTTTCGTCTTTTTCTTTAAGTAGCTGATTTTCAATCTAAAACGCTGTTTTCTTGTGTTTAAAAGGAGAAAAAGACGTTTTTTCTTGATACCCTATATATTATTTTGAAGAATTTTTTCTTGCCAAATAGCGTTATTTTTCCGTACCTTGAATTGTATATGGTAAATAATTAAAGCTCCGCTTTCACTTTGATTATTAATGCTTTACAGATAGTTGAAAGATAGCAAAGAGAGAGGAAATGTACCTGTTTTTCTCTATTCTACTTTACTTATTTTTTTTCTCAGTGCGCTATAAGTTTATGAAAATATATCTTATTTTCTCCTTTTA